TTGATACCCTTTACAAACTCGCTATAAGTTCTTGGTCGATATTCCCTCCTGGGTTCCTTTGGCTGAACCTTGACAGATGGTGCGGTCAGACTTTGACCAATGCTGAACATTCTTTTAAATACATACTGGTTAAAGTTTTAATTGGTTTTACACACAAATGCCACTTGGAGTGGAAGTGGTTAAAGTAAATAACGGCGTGTACGATGTATATGTGATAAAAGACGATGAATATATTACAAATACTATAGCAAATGGTTACGAATGGGATGGGTGGATGAGAGAAGATGTTGAGAAATGTTATAGGGAAAATACAGAAATACTTGATATAGGAGCAAACATTGGATACAACTCCCTAATGTTTTCTGATTATGGTCCTGTTTACTCATTTGAACCACTGTTTCACGAAATTGTAAAAATGAATGCTGAAAATAATACTTTAAAACACAAAATGCACTCAGTTCCGGTAGCACTATCAAATGAAAACAAAACTACAAAAATGTATTTGGCACGAAAGGTTGAAGAAACAGGTCTAAGAAATTACGGAGGATCTTCAATGTATACATTTGAAGGTACAGATTATTCAACCGAAACCGATGTTCGATGTTGTATATTAGATGATATATACAAGGGTTTCGCATCATTCATAAAAATAGACGTAGAGGGGCATGAGTTAAAAGTTCTTGAAGGTGCAAAAAATACAATTAAAAGATGTAATCCTACTATTCTAATTGAAATACATGACTTTGACAAAAACAATGAAGTACACAAATACCTCAAAGAACTTGGTTACGACGACCCCATAGAGAGACCGGAATGTATGTTTTTATACCTCGCAAAAGGCATTTTCTCAACCATATAATAAAGTTGATATGCTTCTACAATTGATGGCTGCCTATATTGCTCGGGCATACACTCAGGAATGCCTTCGGCAGAATAGTATGCAGTCTCACTATGACGCTCTTCAAAATGAGAAGGGTGATTGTCCCAAAGCCACATGAGATGTCTCGCACATGTATGTACTTTGTTGTATCTACGCGTGTACTCTAGGGTAAGAGCAATACCAATCTTACACGCGTACATATAGTTTTCAAGGCTTGACGCCACCCACATAGTCATTGGGTGTTTGGGGTGTGCGGGTCTGTACCCGCGTCGAGATCCATCTTTTGTGTATGGTGCCTTTTTTTCAATGTAGCCCACTTGATCAGAAAAGTGCCAAGCCATATAGAGCATTTGAACAATCTCAAGTTGTATTTTGACAACATGTTGATCACACGACATTCGTGCTATTTCGGATGGGTCCAGTGAAAGAAAGAATATGTTCATCTTTGTAGTTGGATGCTTCGAGGTGTTTTGGTTCGTACACACGAGCTTCAACGTCTCCGTAGTAGAATTGCCCGTTACCAAGTTCCCACACTTTGTGTCTGACTGTTTCTTGTGCGTATTTTGAGGCTTCTTTTAGATTCCAAAAGAAACCACGGTCAAGGATGAGATCACCAACAATAACGTTTGTGATGAATATTTTTACTTTACTTTATATGTATTTTTGTATCCACTTAGGGTGTTTTCACCCGAAACGACCTGACTTTTATAATCGTGATCATGTCTGATGTCAAGTTTTATCATTTTAAGCATCTCTTGGCTTATAAGAAATGTCATTACAATTTCATATAATACTGCTACATGGTTGAAGTGACTTTTAAAGCAAATAGAACCTAGACGCGGATACAAAATATTTACAAAACTCATGATTTTTAAGAAGTTTGAAACTGGTAAAACATATGTATTACACCTGGGCCCGATAGCACTATAATTTACGATAACTCTATAGTTGTATGCGTATAGAGAAGTTAAATAATCGAAAACATATGGTTCATCCCACGTTTTATCAATACTGTAATTTACAACTTCACCTAACACATAAAAACATGTAGGTTCTTTTTCCATATCAGAAAGTATACCATCAATTACACCCTTTTCAAAGTGCATATCATATTGAAAAAATCCAATATACTTTGCGTCACCGTACAACTTATTGGCATAAACATGATAAATTGCAGAGTTTTCTTTGTATCCTTTATCTTGAAACTGACTATTATAACGTGGTAAATCCCATTCATTCACAACATTGTATTTACCTTCTGTATAATTTTTTGGAATATTCTTATTAACGGCAATAAATGTAAAATACTTATCTAGAATATCTTGCGGAATATTTTCATAGCATTCGTCAAAAATTTTTTCATGAAATACTATGAAAAGTTTCAACATATAATTATTATTCATATGGTATCTTTAAATAAAATGTCAGGTCATTTTAGGGGATGAGTCAGCAATCTTTATGGGACATATTACCGGTAGAGATACAAGAGATAATAGTTGAAAATTCTTTTCAACTTATGAGAGAAGATTACATCAACGCAAATCATAAAAAACACAACAAGAACAAAAAGAAGCGAGAACGTGGTTTGTTGAGTGCAGATATGATTAGATATATCATGTCAAGCACGGATGCGATTGAAATGATACAATGGGCATTTCCAGTGGAACTCATTGAGTTAGAATTACTCATCGATCCACCAATGATAGAAGTGAGGGACTATGATTATAATGAATTTTATGAAATATTCTTACAACGCTCTATAGATTACCTAGAAAACCCAGAAAACAAAGACGAATGGGTATGTCCATCCGATGATCATTGGTTAACCATGTTTACAAGACTTAATAACTTCCATAGAAGTCATAAACACTTGGATATTCTCTCCGAGGTAGACGGAACTCCTGACCTGTTTGTCTGGCTTGAATACCAAAAGGATCCTGATACAGAACTTTCAAGGGAAAAGAGACACTCTCTTCGATCCCTAGGTGTTCGTCTTCCACCCCTCAAACGCAATTAATCACCACCATCCGAAAAATACTCTTCTTCCTCCTGTGGTTGTTCATCTGGATCTTCATCCATTTCAACATCCATACCTTCATCTTCCTCGGGTTCATCTTCTCTGGGATCTTCTTCATCATCCCTGGGATCTTCCTCTTCTATCTCTTCCGGAGGCTCTTCCTTCTTCTTTTTAATTTTTTTGACTGGTTCTTTGTTGAATACTTTATCAATAATAGCACCAATTTTTTTACTAATCTCAGCTTTGTTATCAAACTTCTTCTTGGTGCGTTCCAGAAACTCTTTACTAAATCCAAGGGATTTATAAGCTTGGATTATAGACTTCACCGGTGGAAATTTATTTTTGCTATAGTACTTCTCATAAAGTGTAGCAAGAGATGCATCAAGTTTGATACGCACAACACCACTTTTGAGAACCTTTACCTTCATGTAAACCCAGTCTGGATATATAATCTCAGGTTCTTCTGGTGTCTTGAGTTTTGGTGCTGGTACATATTCCGGGATATCCGGTTCTTTGTATTCGAGACCGAGCTCTTTACAATTTTTTTTCAGAAGTGCCAAGTAGTCATCTTTTCTGTATATGGGTTGCTTTACCCATTTGTAAAACTCTGTTGGTGGTGGGTTTATCAAACCGTGAAGAAAGGTTCCCGGGGGTACCTTAGCTGGTCCATTTATAACCCTTGGGGGTTCCCTAACACGCAGCAACGGTCGCTTGTACATGCTCATGTTCATTTTGTGAAGATGAGAGGTTCTCCTCTAACTTAGGTTTGAAAAAATCCAATTCACATCTAATAACATGTTCAGATTGTTTGTTGAGATGAGTGTGATAAGGTCCCCAAATCTCAATGACCTTTCTTTCTTTGTCATACCAAAGATAGTCCAAACCAAGAAATCTTGTTAGCCAGTAGAAACGCTTACCAGTTTTACCAATGAAAGAAAATATATGATCTTCATCGTACTCACTTACATCCATTTGGGAGTAGTGACTGTTGGGAGGATGGTACGGAGCCATCTTTCTTCTTTTCTAGTAGTTCGACCTTAATCCTTATATGCTTTTGTGAGTAAAGCTGTTTTCGGTTCTTTTTGTCGTTCTTTGTAACACGTTTCTTGGGTTCCTTGTAATCCATGGAATATATACTTTGTGTATATTTGGTTCTTTGCTCTATGTTCCATTACCCATTCCACCCAAGTTTGGCGTCTTAAGTACTCTACGTCTTTTATTTCACAATCCTTGTACTTTTCTAGAAGACCCTGAAACTTGATATAGTTATCTATGCTTGCATTTGGTGCACACGATACATGAACTTCACGAGTATCTTCATTTTTTTGAAAGCATATTTCTCGTCTACACATGGGACATGTGTGATTTTCACATTCTTGGTACCAATGGGTAATACATTGATAACAAAACGAGTGATCACATATTAGTTTATATTTTGCCTTCGATGTATAACACACCGGGCAATCCATAACATTTAAACGTTTG